CTCTACCCTTCCACACATAGGAGTGAGTCATGCCCATCGTCGTTAAAGCTTTCGCTGCTACTGGCAAGTTCTTTTCATTTGATTTCCACGTTCGGCTCCCTAACGGGGCCGTCCACAGTTTTCAAGTGACTGAACTTGACATGCACGCGTTTTGCGATTCCTTCGATGCGGCGGTCTTCGCCCTATTTGAGGAAGTTGTGAACGTATCTTTGAAGAAGACACTGACTCTTATTCGTAAGGTCAATGGCTCCGACAGAGTACGTCACGAGATGGCGTTTGTTCGATCTCTGGAGAATCAGCACGGTGCAGATCACCCTTACTTGTTCGAACTGTTGTCATCCACGGATGACTTCGGATCTTACGAGTATGGGACCTGTCATTTTGCTGGTATCCATGAGGTCGCTCGAACGCTGTCCGCGTAGAGAGTACCATAGAGAATCCGGTCGCTCTGGTAGCACGCCTAGGGTTTCCCCATACGTCTACCTCCATGGCCGTGGTTGGTGCAATCGAATGCACCGGCCATAATACAATTGCTATCGCCCGCGAGGGTCTAGCATCAAGGAGCAGGACGTGAAATCGAGATCATTTACGCAATCCGGGCCTCGCACTCAGGTTGATACGGATTCCTTCGGGAATTCTACCACTCTGATTACGTTTCCGGACGCGTACTATGACTCGTTCAGCGTTCTTGCCGGAGAAAATACCATTGGCAATCGAAAGTCTCCGAATGCCAACATTTTCTCCCACTCACGATCTTCTGTTTACCGCGGATCCCGGATCAGCAACCGTATCAACTCAAGAGTTGCTCAGGTTGTTACCGGGGTCTTAGGTGGCGGGAATCAGCCGGCTTTTAATCTTCCCCGGGACAATACGAACTTGTACAATCAGGCCTTAAGCGATCTAAATGGTCGCCTCAGGTCCGAGATTGACTTGTCCGTAGACATCCTACAAGGAAGACAGACGGCTAATATGGTGAAGACAGCTGTCAACACCGTGAACTATGTGAGGTCCTTCCGCAAAGCCCTACTCCGTGACTGGTTCTTCGAAGGAACTCGAAAGAGGACCTCGATGAATAGCCACGTTAAAGACTGGTTTCGCGAAGGTATTCGCGACAAACCATGGAAACCACGTCAAGTAGGGAGCAAATGGCTTGAGTTCCAATACGGCTGGAAACCGTTAGCTCAGACTATCTACGACTCCGTTATCGAGTTGAATCGCGAGTTCCCATCGAGGCTTGTCCTCGAGCAGAAATCGCTATCAATCACGAGCGGGTCGCAGAAACAACAGTCTCAGCTTGATCCGTCAATTCAAGAGACGATCACTTGGAACATGTCCGAACGGATTCTGCTGAAATGCAGATTCAATCCGCCGGCAAGCTCTGCTCAGCTCCTTAGCAATTTCACTAGCCTAAATCCAGCTAGTATTGCTTGGGAGATGACCCCGTATTCCTTCGTCGTAGATTGGTTTTACGACGTTGGGGGTTATTTGCGGAACATGGAGACAGCTCTCCTTTACTCTAACAACTTCGTTGATGGGTTCTACACCTACACGCGCCGATATTCGCATAAAGCGATTACCGCCGGTCAATATACGCTTGGTAGTGATGTAATCACTATTAATGCGTCTTTTGATCGGATCGATTCTTACAAGAATCGAACGCCGTTGGGCTCGTACCCTTCTCCGAAGAAGCCAAGGTTTAGGTTCGATCTGGGCTCCGGGCAGCTTTTGAATGCTGCTGCCCTTCTTTCGCAGTTTCTGCGAAAGTAATCCTTTAGGCGACTTTGCCACCTAACGACTTAGGACCGTTAGACTTCTAAACGGGCTAGGCACTTTGTGCTTTTCAGCTCAAATTATGGGTATTCCCAAATGCCAGCAGTCGCTAATATCGTTCTCAACGACGCACAGGCTACGCCTGTTGCCCATACCTTCATCCCCCTCGGCCCGGATAAGAACGGTGCCTGGTGGTTCGAAGACCAGAGCAATTCCAATGCGATCGGTTACAACCGCATCTCGTTGCAGCTCGTACGGTCAGCGAATCCCACTCAGGGCTCGTCTTCTTCGGAGCGTGTCAACCGTATCAAGATTGGGATTCACATCCCTGTTCTTGAGACGCTTGGTACGGCGGACAACGGGATCACCCCGCCGCCTACCGTAGCTTTCATCCCCCGCTTCACAGCGGAGTTCATCATGAACGAACGCGCTTCTCTGCAAAACAGGAAGGACCTGCGTAAATACGCAGACTTCTTGCTCGCTGAGTCGCAAGTTACGGCCATGGTGGAAACCCTTCAATCGATCTATTGATTAAAGGGGAAAGCTATGCTTTTGCAGAAGGGGTCGTCCCCTGTCGGCGAGATCTTTTTCGCCCTCTGTAAGCAAGTTGACACTGCCGTCTCTTTGGGTGCATGGTTGCGGTTCAAGTATTCTCATCTTGAACTTGCAAACATGCAAATTGACCCAAAGTGGTACCTCACTGCTGACGACTTCAAAGTCGATTACCTGGTCACTAGCTACTTGTCGAAATACAAGGGGCTGGAGACCGGGCTAGACCTAGAAGCCGAAGCCCTTCGGAAATTCACATCTTCCGAAGATATCTGCCGCGAAGCCAATATACGGATTAGAAAGAGCCTCTCCTCGCCCATCCAGGCGAGCGTCTCTGCCGTCATTTCGACGGCGAGGCGTAAAATAGCGGCTCTCCTCGGTCCGTACTCAACTTTCAAGGTAGAACAGGGGTACGGGTGGGGTCCCGGGGCCACTGACGACGTGAGTCGTCGGCGTGCGTTCGTGGACACCAAGATGTGCGAACTCCCTATCTCCGTCACGCGTAGGGCATTGCCAATATTCCGGCAATACCTCGCTTCAGACCTTCATTGGTCTAGCGTGGTTCTAGGGGTGCAACCCGAGGACATCCTCGGTAAGTTCTCCTTTCTTTCATGCGTCTTCAATATAACAGAAGACTGTGTGATAGACACGGTGGCGAAAAATGCGAAGACTCATCGCGTCATTGCGAAGGAACCTCGAGCTAATGGATTCCTCCAAAAGGGATTCGGCTGGTTCTTTCGCAAGTGTCTTAAACGAGTCGGTATCGACCTGGACAACCAGAGTCTCAACCAGATGGCGGCTTTGGCTGCCTTCTTCGAGGCATTAGCCACTCTTGATCTCAAGATGGCTAGCGATACCAATGCGATAGAAGCGGTTTTCTTGCTTCTA